ATTGCTACTGATGGAACCGTAACACACTTTATTGATTACAATACTGGCAGCGCAGAGCCAGTCCGTGCTATCTGTGATGATGGTGTCTTTGCTTACTGGGTATCAAATGCTGTTGCAGGTGGTGCAAACAAACTGCATATGTATAAGAAAGCATTAACTGATGCTACAACAAGTATTCCGTCACCAATGTTTACTGCTACTGGAGTTGTTATTGAGTACGCTGAAATGGAGTTTATTAAAGACCGCATTGTTTTGTGTGTTAATAACTCTGTCTATGAAGTATCTACTGTAGCATCTGCACTACCTACAGCAGTATATACAAACCCTAATACTAATTATATTTATACATCTATTTCTGCTTCTGGTCCTGCTATTTATACTGCTGGACATTCTGGTATCTATTCTACTATCCAGAAATATACGTTATCTACGGCTGGTGTAATGCCTACTCTTACATCTGCAGTAGTTGCAGCAGAACTACCTGCTGGTGAAATTGTAACGAAGTTGTATTACTACTTAGGTTACATGGTAATTGGAACTAATAAAGGTATTCGAGTCGCAACTGTCTCAGACCAAGATGGTTCTCTTAACTATGGTCCTTTGATTGTAGAAACATCTCAGCCAGTCTATGACTTTGCTGGTAGAGATAGATTTGTTTGGGCAGCAACAGGCATAGGTACTTTAGATGGCGGACTTATCCGCCTTGATTTAGGAACAGAAGTAGAACCATTACGCTTTGCCTACGCTAACGACTTACAGATACAGCAAAATGCAGAACACTACACAACAGCAGTAGCCTTTCTTGGCACTACTAATAGACTTGCATTTACTACAGCATTTAAGACAACAAGTGGTGCACTTTATTTAGAGTCAGCCACAGAACTAGTAACCAACGGCTATCTAACCACAGGTTACATTAGATATAACACACTAGAACCTAAAAACTTTAAGCGTCTTATTGCACGTGGAGAGTTTGAGTATGGGTCTATGACCCTAGAAACAGTTACTGCTGATGGCACTGAGTATGATGTGGTTGCTTATTCTGCATCTGTACCGCCAGTTGAGGTAACTACATCTAATCCACAGGAAGCACAGGAGTATTTAGCCTACAAGTTTATCTTGTATCGTGATGGTACTGACGCAACTAAAGGTCCTATCATGAAGGGCTATCAGGCAAAGGCATATATTGCTACACCACGACAAAGAGTTATTAAGTTTCCTGTCTATTGTTATGATGTAGAGACAGACAAATACAATGTGTTAACAGGGTATGACGGACGAGCATTTGACAGAATCACTCAGTTGGAATCTGTCGAACAAAACGGTGATGTTGTTACATGGCAAGACTTAACCACAGGTGAGTCACGCCAGGCACTCATTGAACAAATCTCATTTACCCGATTGACACCACCAGACCGTGGCTTTAATGGTTATGGTGGCATCATTGATATCACGATAAGGACTGTGTAATGCAAGCACAAGACTATGCAACGGTTGCCGTTGCAGTAATGACTATTGTAGGTGGCTTTGCTGCTGGTGTTCGCTGGATGGTTAAGCACTATCTCAATGAACTTAAGCCTAATGGTGGTTCAAGTGTTAAGGATTCTATTACTAGATTAGAAACTAAGGTAGAGATTCTCTATCAAATGATGTTACGAAGAGGGAATAATGAATGAAGAATGTTGTCAAGAAAGCCACACCTGCCGCTATTGCTGTCCTTCGACAAGCCACAGCGATAGCGCCATTGCGTATGAAAGCATCCGATGGACTTCTGCCGTCGAACGCTCATCTCAAACAGAGTCCAGTCAGCGACCATAACACTGGTCTTGCTGTTGACCTAACGCATGACCCAAAGAATGGAATTGATTGTGTTGAAATTTTTGAAAAACTTAAAGAAGATAAGCGAGTTAAGTATCTTATCTTTCAAGGCAAGATATGGTCTAAAGAAAAGGCTAAACAAGGAAACAGACAGTACACTGGGTCTAATCCTCATAATAAGCATCTACATATTTCTATTGAGTCCGCTCTTTGTGCCGATACTTCTCCGTGGTTTTGGTGGATGAATCAACCTAAGATTATTAACCAAGTTATCTCAAAGGTAACACCAGTACCTGTTAAGAAGGCATATACAAAACAAGTTTGTACTTGCTGCAAATTGCACAGTACAAAATCCTAATCCCCTAGGAGGAAATGATGGAGCAATTCAAACAACTATCACTTACTTGGTTCCGTGCTGCAGCGTCCGCTGTTGTAGCCCTCTACCTTGTGGGCGAGACTGACCTTAAGACACTAGCGATGGCTGGAATGGCTGGCTTTGCTGGTCCATTACTCAAGTGGCTAGATAACTCTGCCCCAGAGTTTGGTCGCGGTTCAAAGTAGTACCCATTTAAGGGGCCTAGCAGCCCCATAGAGACAGTAAACCCCCCGTTCTGGTTTCCCCTACCAGTTCGGGGGGTTTTTTCTATTTCTGCAAGGCAGAAAGTATGTCTTCAACCTTAATAAGGTAGCCCTTACTAGGGTTGGGAGGTATGTTGCAAGTAATGGCTCTTCCCCGAACCGTTACCACCTGCTTCAGTACCTCCGTTGGTACTAGCAGAGTTGCCCCTTCTAATACGAAGGCCCAGTATTCTGCCTTAGTACTAGATAGCCCTGATAGATACCAATTCTCGTTGTTGTGCGACCAGCAAACTGTCTCGATGTATAGGTTGCCAGTATCTTTCCATTTTAAATCTGTCTTTACTTCTACTGTCTTGCCACCTGTTAGTAGTTGTTCTACTAAGTCTTCTCCTTCATGTCCTTTTGCTAGGTCTAAGTCGAAGTCTGATAGTTTGCTCATGGGTATCCTAAGTATAGTGGCTTGGGTGTAATGTTTAGTTTGTTCCTCATTAACTTACGTTCATACTCTGTAGTGCCACCCCAGAATCCAAAGACTGCGTTCTTAAGTGAGTAGTCTAGGCATTGCTTTTTAACTTCACAGTTGCTACAGATTTTCTTAAGCATCTTAACTTCTCTATATGTAGAACTACCATCTGGTACAAAGAACTCCTCTGACTCTACACTTCTGCAGTTAGGTTCACCTTGCCATTCTGGATACTCCATTAGTATTCCAATCCTATGTACCAAAATCCCAAGTCAACAGTAATAGAATATTTATCTACATTAAATCCTATTGCAAATCCTGAGACTTTTCCATAGATTAACCAAAATCTATTAAACTTTTTGTGTGCCATCTATCCTCCTGTTGAGTAGAAGCCTGTGCCGTTAAACTTTACTGCTGGTGCTGACCATACTCGCTGCATAGTCTCACCACAAGTGCTGCAGGCTGGGGGAATGTTCTCGTTAATCTCTATAACTTCTGTGCAACAAACACATTTGAAATCAAATAGCGGCATTAGATAAACTCCTCGTGCGCTGGGTGAGGGAGTGTGACCATTGACCCACAGTTAGCGCACTCTCCATCAAGGAAATAAAAGCATATCTCACCTTTGTCAAATGCAACAAGCGCATGAAATACATCCCCTCCACATACGCAAACATCTCCAATAGATTCTCCTCGCAAGTCCATAGCGTGCGTGTAATCCGTTGGATGTAGTAACTCTCTGATTTCTTTAGCGACATTATTCTCCTCGTTCGTCATCATCTGCCTCTACCAAATCATCATCAGGCTGTGGTTTCCATCCGCCTAGGTTTCTAATTAGAGATGCAATAGTTCTTTGGACTTTCATCCGTGCACCATCTGGAGTTGTATCTAATTCTTTAGCGGTCTCGCTCCACTCAACATTGTCTACTGTGAATCTGACTTTGAGGATAAATTGTTTTGCTTCTGGTAGTTTATAATATGCCGCTGCAATATCAGACCTAAGTACTAGCCAGTTGTTACCATCGTTGGCTGTCTCTGACTTGTTGAACTTAAAGTTTAGGTCTTTAATCTTGGTTGGAATCTCATACGATTCCGCAATGATTGATGGCAGGAAGGCTTCGATAACAGATGGGTCATAGTAGTAAAGGTCAAGCAACTCATAGCCAACCGTCCGTGCCTTCTCACGCTCACAATAAGTAATTGCTTTATTGCGTAGAGACTTGGCTATGAGTTTGTCCTTGTCTTTTCTTGGCAGGGCTGACCACTCTTTATACTTAACTGGATGACTAACGAACCATATCCACAGTACCTGCTGTATGTCTTGCTGGTCAGTCATTGGGTATTTGCGCTGGTATTCGGCAGCAACAGCCACCACCATCTGCTCATACTCTTCTAAGTAGTCCACGTTATCCCTCTGTTACGCCTTCCCATTGTCGCCTTTGCACCAATAGTCCGATTATTGCATAGTTTGCTAGGTCAATAAAGGTATCTTCAATACTTTCATAGTTGGGCGTGTCGCTACTTTTGTAGTAAAGGTTTTCTAATCGTGCCATCTTGTCGTGCATACGCACAAGCAGCCCGTTCATTGCACCGCCTGGAGCATTGGCTATGTTGAATGGGCCGTAGTCTTGATGCTTACGCACCATAATAATACGTAGTTCTTTTAGGATATTTTCAAAATCATTCAGGTCTTTCATTTAATATCTCCTTAGCCTGTTCATCAAAGTCCATCATTGCTTCTTGTACTAATACTTCTTCTACAATTTCATCTCCATGCCCTGCCTCTGATGATACTAGCACGGCTGCCAGCATAGTTAGCATGCTGTTTGCTTTTTTGTGGTCTACTTTATTTGCCATCCATACATCTCTTAGTGCATTAAGGATATCTAATCCCTTACTGTTAGAGATTGGTATTCCTATGTACCTAGGATGTTCCCTAATAAAATCCCATACTTCTTCGCCATCATTCAGAAAGACATTTTCGGACTCGCTCATTTATAAACTCCGCTCCTTCTAGCATTACTATGCTATTAACATCATGCCCTTCTGGCATCTGAACTATATTAACATTACCTAACTCTCGGCTAACCTTCTTGCCAAAATCCATACCTGCTGAATCACCATCTGCTAAGACAATTACTGTATCAAAGTCATCTAATATTTTAGAGTAAAATGGTTTCCAATTGTTGGCTCCTGGAATACCTATGGCTGGATGGTTTGTCTTTACACTCATGGTGATGCAGTCTATTTCTCCCTCTGTCACACAGATATAATCTGATGCAGTAAGAACTACTTGTGCATTGAACATGCTGGTCTTAGCACCAGGCATACCCATATACTTTGGGTCTGCATTACCTATGGCTCTGAATCTAATATCTACTACACCTGATGGTGTTATGTAGGGGATTGCTAGTCTGCCTGTGTACTGCTCATGACCTGGAAGAGCGTCCTTTACCACTCCAAGATGAAAGCGTTGCGCCTCTTCGACCGAGAGATTGCGTGTTGCTAGATACTCTGCTGCTAGATGAATCTGACTTGCGTACTGGTGCGTCGCCTGTAAGAGAAATTGTCTGTGCGAACTTGACAGCCTCACTGTAGTTACCTCCTTCTCTGTGCATAATTAAATCGTATACATCTCCACCAACACCACATCCGTGGCATTTGAATCTGTTTTCTTCAAAGTTAATACCTGCTGATGCATGACTATCTGCATGAAATGGACACTTAATTTTGCGCCAGCCGTGTCCCTCAGCAGGCACGGCTGCGCCTACATATCTTAAGTAGTCCGCGATACTATGTTTCACCCATTGCCTTTCTGATTAGGGCAAGCCAAATGCTGGCTGGCATTGTGCAATACCACTCGCCAACATCTGACTTACCTTTCCGTTTGTGCAGAACTGTCCCAGTCCACGCGTTGTCGTTCTTAATTTCTACTTCTAACTCTTTGACCCAAGCGCTCAAGTCCATGCGGACGTGGTCTTTAACCTCGATGGTCACTCCATTCACACCGCTGATATCACCTTTGTCTAGTTGTGCTCCTGCGATTCTGCGGTCTGCATATGGAAAGCCATTGACCTTTAACCATTTAACAGCATCTGCTTCTGCTTTGCTGCCTTTACGCTTGGCTGCTGTACTCATTCTTGTGGTTCGTCCCTAACCTCTGTTAGTTCCCATCTACCTGTTTCTGCTTTCTTTGCACGCTCTTCTGCTATTGCTAATGATGATGCACGAATAACTTTTACTTTGTATTGTGAGTATGTCACTCTATACTTGGGCATTACATTACCTCTTCCTGTTGGTATCTAACTGCTACATCTTCTAAGTACATAGACTCAGGATTAAATGACAGAGTAACATAGTTGCTGCCTGTTTGGTCAGCCCGTCCGTATCTGTTTTTAACTGGGGCTACGCATAAGAATGTTTCGTCTCCCTGTTTCATCTGTCCGATTGTTAATACCATTGCTGGTATCTGGTTGACCATGCCCTGCACTGCGCTACGCGGCTGGCAAGGATAGCCATCAAAGCCTTCCTTAGTATGGTGTAGCACCAACACTGCTGCGTTGGTATCTCTGGCTAGGTACTTGAGTTCTTTCATAACGGCACGCATTGCACCAAACTCGTCATACCCATCCATTGCTACATCCATTAGGTTGTCTACCACAATCAAGGTAGGACTCTTACCCCATACAGTTTCGAAGGCTGAGACTTCATCATCTAAGTCTTTAAGTGTTGGGCTAGATTCAAAGGACCAGAACAAATGATTGTTGAGTTGCAGTATTTCATGTGACTTATCTGGGTTGTTCTTTAGCAAACTTTCTGCTGCTGTCTGTGTCATCTTGCCAGTCATGGCAATCAGACGCATAGCCATTGTATGTGCATTGGTATCTGCTGAAAAATAAAGTGTAGGATGTTTGGTCTTTGCAGCAATAGACAATGCAACTGATGACTTGCCTGCACCTGGAGTACCAGCGATTACAGTTACTTCTGCTCGACGCAGAATAATCCCAGCCCTTTCAAATGCAGCAAAGGCAGGTGGCAATGGTTCGCCACCCACCTCTGCTTTATTTATAGAGCGTTTGAGTGTCTTCACTTAATCTGTTCTGGAACAAATGTGTTCCACTCTGGTGATTGAACTGTGACATATTGATTCTTACACTTATCAAATGCACCCTTCGGTGCTGGACAGAACCAACCCTTGTAAGGTTTTCCATCCTTACCCATGCCCTGAATCGCTGTCATCTTTCCGTGTGGACATGCACGACCACCAATACTTACTTGTGGTGGTTGATGTACATAATCTTGGGCAGGAACTGGTGCTCCTGTTTCAATGATGTTGCCACCAAATGCTTGAGCAACTGATGCAACTGTTGCTGCTGGTGCTGGAGTACCGCGTACTGCTGACTCCAGTTCTTGTGCTGCTGATGCAATGGCATGCACTGATAATGCAATGACATTGTCTAGTTCGTCTCCGCTTTCTGCGCGGACTGTTACCAGGCTACCTGCTGGTGTCTTTACTGTGATACTGATTGGTGCTTCTGTGCTAGGCACTATCTTCTCCTTGCTCAAATGGAGTGGCTAGACCCTTCTGGTCACGCCACTGTCTTACTTTCATTGCAAACTGTACACCTTTCCATCCTTCTTTGATGTCAACCCATACTAGTTTGCATGTTCCTGTCCCTGCTGGGGCATGAATTATAATTGCTTTCTCTTTGTTGATGTCGCCCCATGTGCCACGGCTTGCCGTGTCCACCAAATACGGCAGGCCGTTGGCATAGATAGCCAACTGCATGGATATATTATTGGGATGGTCAATGCGACCTGTCTTAAGGTCAGCAATGAATCGCTCACCCTTGTACTCAACAACTCTATCTGGTGTGCCAGCAATCTTAAACTTATCAAGGACAGTAAACTGCTCAATGAATAAGTTAGTTAAGATACTGGTTGCTTGTTCGTATGCCTTGATATCTGGCATCCATTGTTCTGGTACTGGACCTAACTCTAATCCTAGGTCTAACTTTTCTGTGAGTGCATGTATTGCTGTGCCTATTGTTGCTGCCTTGCTTGCACCTGCTGCATCCATAGCCTCTTCGATGTATGCATTAACTAACTTGTTATCATCTGCTGCTACACCAATGGCTAGTAGTAAGTCTGGTCTGCTTGTTAAACCTATTGCAGCCATCCTCATCTTCCATGCTGTTAATGCTGATGCATCATCAAGACTGTTGGCTATTGTAGTAGCACGGGTATAAGCAATTGGAGCGCCACCTTTAGGCGGTACAACCATTGGTCTACCGTATCTATCTCTTACTATTTCTGTTGGCATTTGTCTCCTTGTTTAGTGTCCCGTGTTTCGCAGATGGCGGGACCACCCATCCCCAAGTCTAGCACATAGTAGAAATGAACAAACTCCTACATGCTAGATAGCGCTGCTGATGTTGGTTACTCTCGCTCGATTTCTTGTACTCGTACATCTGGGTCGTGCAACTCTAAGTCGTAGCCGCTGACTTCGATGTTGTCCGTAATGATATCTTCAACTTCCTCAGGGGAGGTAGCCTTGATACCAGTAACAGTAACTGTAATCTCTACAGTTGCTGACCAGGTTGTAGTAAGTACATCTGAACCGATTGACTCAAGCAATTCGTTAACGTCGTCACGACTAACTGTTGCTTCATCTGAACCATCATCAAATGCTTCAGAAAAGAAATCATACACCGTGCTACGGTTAGATACAATCTTTCTATAGGCTTCTTGTGCCTCTAGTTTGACTGACTCAAGTCGTAACTTTAATGTAGCCTCACTCTTGATTAGTTCCTTCAATGATTCCTCAGTGAAGTTATAGGTAACGTTGTCTACTGTTATTGGATTTAAGTACATCATTCTCCTTAGATAGAAAGTAATTCTAGTGCTCGTAGTTTGATGCCATCATTGCGCCCTGCAAGGGTAGCAATACTAGCATCTTTCTGAGAGTAATGGTCGGCATATTCCACAACTGCTTGCCATAAACCAAACTCTGTATCTCTAATATTCTCTTGTGTTGGGCTATCTGAGTAGATAGCAAACGCCTTCTGTCGTGCATTGAGGGCACGGGACTTAGCGTTCTTCTCACCCTTGCTGAGTAAGTGTAGCGGTGCGTTCTCAATCTTGGTAGGTAAAGCCCATACCTTCTTGAAGTACGCAGTTGCTCTGTTGATGTCTGCTTCACGCTGCATTAAATGATTGGCAAGGTTGCTGTACTCATCAATGTTTGTGTAGGTTAGGTCAAGAAGGTTTCGCATACCAGATACTGATAGCAATGCGTTCTGAGTATGACGCAAAGTATAGGTATGTGCTTTGTTCTTGGCTCTAAAGATACGATTGATTTGGTTGGCACAAAACAATCGCTCAATGATAGGGCGAACTACGACTGATGATGACCCGTCATGACTAGTCTGTGCTAGTAAGAAGGCTGCATGTGGGTCGCCTTGGATTTCCATTTCTTTTGGTAATGACATGAGCATCCATACTTTTGCTCCGCCATCGTACTCACCTGCTGCTGCATAGCGAGCCTCACCTGAATCAATTAAGGCATCAAGGCAACCAAAGACTTCAGAGTTCTGAAAGACTTTGTACTTGCTGCCTACTACACCAATGACTGACTGTTGTCCACCATCTTTCTTAACAACAGCCTGCTTCTTAGGTACATGCATGAACTCTTCTGTATGCATGTTGGATAGAGATACAGTCCAATCAAGTCCTGCCTGATTGGCTACCTCTGCTGCGCTGCTTGCTTCAACGGCTACGCCTGCTTTAATCCAGGCTGAGCGGTTCTTTACTACATCTGCTGTAGTGGTTGTCATATTTAGATACCCATCCCTGCTTTAACCTTTGGATGTAGTTCCTCAGTCATAGCGATGAACGCATCTGCTGGCCAATGTGAATTGAACACACGGGTAAGTAGATTTGCTAGTGAATAGTTTGGCTTAGCAATGAGTGCCATTGCAAGCATTTCTTTTGCATCATCTAGACGCTCAACAGAATACAGATTGGAAGCAAGTACACTAGCAATAGGTGCTATGTATTCCTTCGGCACTGAATCCCAGAAGTATCCTAGATAATTATTAACATCTTCTACTGAGTACTCTGATGGTAGACCTAGCAAGAAGTCACGCAGTTGGATGTCCTTATCCAATGCAACTGTTACCTGTGCTATGTGCTCAACTGTTGGTTCTTCTTTTGTATTGAGCAGTGCATAGATATTGTCAGTCAACATCTTGCGTTGTTCCTGTAGTTTTTGTCCTTCATTATCAGTACCTATGATGCTGTCCTTGCATGCGTCAATGGCTTCACGCATCTTGTCTGCTGTTGTCATTTGTTTCCCTTCCATTTAGGTAGCGTTGGAGAGATTCCAACACATCTTGTCGTTGCTCTGGGTTTAGTGTTGCCCAGATATAGCCAAGTAAATAATGAGCACCGAACTCATCATCGTATAGTTTGTTGGCTAATTCTTTTGCTTCTGCTAGTCCTGGTGTTCCGACTGTCATTCGATTTCCTTTAACTTTGTTGTGTATATCCATGCCCAAGTTACATCTGACTTGCCATACTTTAATGTGCTTGTTGCCTTGCGTAAAGCAGCGTTATCATCTTCTGCTTCTACAAAGAATGTTATGTTTACTTCCCATCTTTTAGTACCAGCCATGTTCCCTCCAATGTGTCCACGCAACTGATGGTCTGTCGTAACGGTGCTGTATATAGCCCAGCCCCCGCTCAATCTGAAGCGGGGCTGGGGTATCGGGGTCAAGTTTCAACAGTTGTGGAATACCGAAGGCAGAACTAGTAGGGTTCTGCGCCTTGTGATTCCAGCCTGATTCTTTACCCCATAGTTTCATCAGAGCACGATGCTCAGACAAGTTCCATTCGGGGTATGCCATCCTCATGAATTGTTTGGCGTATAGTTTCAGAGCACGGGGTGTCCAATGAAACTCGCTCATCTCTGTAGGCTTGGGTTCTGTATGTGGTTGTGCGTGTAATTGTGGTACGTGTCCTGGCAACATTCCCCACAATGCTAGATACCACGCTGTAGTTAGTGCTAATAATTTTTTCATCATTCATCACCCCACATCCTATCTGGCTCTGTATAAATATCAGAGTCATCTTCTTCTATGTCTTTACCTAGTGCTATGTCATCTTCAAGCGGTGGCTCGTA